TTTTTTTGTTTATCAAGTTGATGAAAATGGAAATAAAACTAAGGTTGCGAATGTTGCATCATACTTAATTAATAAGTATCCAAGTGATGTATCAACTCCATTCACATTCAGACAGACATTAATTGAATATGCGTTAATTGATGGCAATGGATATGCTTACATTGACAGGGATGAAAATGCTAAACCTATTGCATTGTATGTATTAGATTCAAGGTATGTGACACCTCAGATTTATAACGGCAAACTCTACTATATCATTCAAGATGTGAATACAGGAGTACGCGGCACATTTACTCAGGATGACATTTTCCATATCAAAGGAATGGGTGACGGCTACATAGGTAAGTCAGTAGTAGGTTATGCAGCTGAATCAATCGGCAAATCATTAGCCACTCAATCTTATGCAAGTGGATTTTTTGGCAATGGTGCAACTATGACAGGAACTATTGAGGTACCTGGAGTTATTGCAGATGAAAATCAAGCCAAATCAATTAAGGACAAATTCATTAGTTCAATCAAAGGAAATGGAACGGCGGCGGGCGTTGGTTTACTTTCAAATGGGGCGAAATTCACTAAGATTTCAGTAAGTCCAAACGAAGCACAATTTATCGAGTCACAGGAATTCAATGTGGCTGATATTGCACGCTGGTTCAGGATGCCATTGAGCAAACTTCAAGCAGGTTCAACAGGTTCAAGTAACTTAGAGCAGTTAAATATTGAGTATGTTACTGATTGTTTAATGCCATGGATTATCAGATTTGAACAAGAAATCGAAAGAAAATTATTTAAAACAAACGAAATGGAAGCATTAGACGCCAAGTTTAGTGCTAATATGTTGATGCGTGGCGATAGTGCAGCTATGAGTCAATTTGTTACTCGTATGTACATGATAGGGGCATATTCTGCAAATGATGCACTTAGGTTCATGGGTGAGAATACAATAGGTGAAGCGGGCAATCATTACATGATACCAGTTAACATGATTCCATCAACAGAAGCGAGTGCATTTTGGGCGGGCAAAAGTTTGAATGATAACAAGGCAACTGAAAAAAATCCAATAGGAGATAATTAAGATGGAATTAGAAAGAAGAATTATAAGTCATAAGGTAGAAATTAGGTCAGAGGGTGAAGGCGAAGAAATGGAAGAAATGCCAATGACAATCTCAGGCTATGCAGCTATGTTTAATCAACCCGCTGATATGGGTTGGTATGAGGAAGTAATTAACGAAAAAGCATTTGAGGGGTGCGACATGACAGACGTAGCAGCATTATTCAATCATGATATGAATATGTTGTTAAGCCGTACGAATGGGAATGCAGAAACAGGACTTAATCTAACTATTGATGAAGTTGGTTTGAAGTATGAGTTTAAAGCATTGAACGAATGTGCTGAAAAGGTAGCTGAGGATATTAAGTTAGGATATGTTTCAAAAAGTTCATTCGGATTCTATGTTGAGAATGCAATATGGGAAGAATTAGTTAATGCAGATGGCAGGACATACGACAGACGTACTATAATGAAAATTAGTAAACTACAAGACGTATCACCTGTTACGTTCCCTGCTTATGGCAGTACATCAGTTGAAGCAAGGAGTTTTGACCACGAAAGAAAAAAGCCTGAAATAAGAAAAGAAAGTACAAAGGATTTTATTTTAAAATTAAAAACAGATAGACATGAAAACAAGTAAACAACTGCGTGAGGAACGCTCAGCAATCAGCGATAAAATTGCTGAATTGTCAAAAGTTGAGGATTTAAACGATGCTCAAAAGGCTGAACTTCGCAGCCTTGTAACTAACGAAGAAAATTTCACTAAAGACATTGAGTTGGCTTTAGACTTAGAAAAAAGAGCTGCTATTTTAGCAGGTGGAAAAGTTGAAGCTCCTGAAAAAAGAAGCAAAGACAGATTTTCAATCTCAAAACTATTGAGCGAAGGCGATAAGGTTTCCGGATATGAAAAAGAAATGATTGAAGAATCAAGAAATGAAGCAAGAGCGCAAGGTATTAATCCAACAGGAATATACCTAAGCAATTCAGTAATGAACTCAATCATGCCTGAAAAGAGAACCATGACAGCTGCAACTGATGCTGATGGTGGATTCTTAATTCCAACTGAAAAAATTGATTGGTTTGATGCTCTTTTTGCTTATTCAGTATTGGATAAATTGGGTATTCAAAAGTTAACAGGATTATCTGCTAACACTGATATACCAGGATTTAGTTCAGCTGTTGTATCGGGATGGGCTAATGGTGAAACAGGAACTCAATCACCTGATGACCCAACCGTAGTAAATCGTGCTTTACGTCCTAAGTTACTTTATGGTGCAACCAATATCTCTAAGCGTTTGGCTATCCAAACTAATAGAAGTGTTGACCAAATGATTATGATGGATATTATGGCGTCAATGGCTCAGACTTTGCAAGCTGCGGTTATTAATGGTTCAGGTTCATCAGGTCAGCCAACAGGTATCTTGAACACTTCGGGTATTCAATCTGTTGCTATGGGTACTAATGGCGGTGCATTATCTTTTGCAAAAGCATTAGAATTATGGGCTGCAATTGCACAAGCTAATTCAAACATGGATAATTTCAAATGGTTAACTAATCCGTTGGTTCATGGTAAGGCATTACAGACTTCAACTGATACAGGTTCAGGTGCAATGATTGTTACTTATAACAACAACTTCGGAGGTTCACCAAATGCAATTGCTAACTATCCATTGTTCTCTACTTCAAGCGTACCAAGTACCTTAACTAAAGGTTCAAGCGGTGCAGTATGTTCTGCATTAATCGGTGGAGATTTCTCTCAGGTTGTAGTTGGTCAGTTCGGTGGTGTTGAATTGATTGTGGATAATATTTCACAAGCAAGAAGCGGATTCACAGCTTTAACTATTAATCAATTCGTTGATGTAGTGGTTAAGCAACCTGCTGCATTAGGTGCAATAGTTGATATTACAACTGCGTAGTATTATTGTGTGTTAATAATTGGTTATTGGGGAGGGTTTAGGCTCTCCCCTTAATTATAAAAATATGAAAAAAATCAAAATATTAAAATCGGTTTGCGGAGCTTACAACATGGGTTATTTCGGTGGCGAAGAAATCGAAGTGAGCGAAGCGTTGGCTGAGGATATGGTTCAAAATGGATATGCTGAATTTGTATCTGTTGAAGTTGAAACAAAAGAATTGAAAAGTCAACCTGAAAAAGCGGTTAAGAAAAGTAAATAATGGCACAATACAAACTTGTAACAGGACCGAGCAGCGAACCAATAACATTGGCAGAAGCTAAGTTGTATCTTAGGGTTGATGACACGACTGAGGATGCACTTATTACTGCTATTATTACTGCTGCAAGGCGCAAGTTTGAGAACGATACCTACCATTATTTAATGCCGCAAACATGGGAATTGTACTTAAATCAAAATGAAATTAATGCAGAACAAATCAGCATAAACAAATCTGATATAACTGCAATATCAAGCGTAAAATATTACGACCAATCTAACACACAACAGACATTAAGTACAAATGACTATCAAACTGCAATTCAAGGTAGACCTTATTCGATTCAATTAACAACAGTGCCACAAGTTTACAACAGACTTGAAGCAATGGTTATAAGATTCACATTGGGTTATGCAAATGCAGCGGCAGTACCTGAGGATATTAAGTTAGCGATGAAGCTACTTATAGGTATGTGGTACGAAAATAGACAGACAGTTGTTGTAGGTACAATCACAAGTGATATGCCAATGACATACAACTTCATTATGGAGAATTACAGAAATAGAGTATACGGCTTTTAAAAAAATAATAAAATGAATTTATCAACAGCAAACAGAGTTGTAGCAGTAACTCCAAGCGATACCAATTACTTGACTGCGATTGGATGGACTACATTCACGCCACAAGTGCAACAGACTGCAACCGCTGCAAGTTTAGCAGCTAATACATTAACACTTGCTTCAAGTGGTTTAGCAAATGGTGACATCATTGTATTTGATTCATTAGGAACTATCACAGGAACGGGATTAGCTATTAATACTGAGTTGTTTGTTGTAGGTGTATCGGGAAATGATTTCCAAGTTTCACTAACTTACGGAGGTAGTGCAATTGACTTAACAGGCGCAACTACTACTTTGCCAAGTTGGAGAGAAACAAAACAATTCAATTCAGCGATTCGCAAAACAGGTTTTATATCAGTAACCACATCGGGAACTTATAGAATATTGCCAGCTGCACACTTCGATACCAATACAACAACAGTCGCACCAATGGGCGCGCAAGATGTTTATATCGTGGCAGGTGTACCTTATCCTGTTGAGGTTAAAAAAGTATTCAGTACAGGTTCAGCAAGTGCAAGCGGAATTGTATTATTAACAGATTTATAAACAATAAAAAAATAAGAATATGGCAGCATTAAACGGTACAGCCCTTGTGTTAAAAGTAGGGTCAACAGCAGTAGCAAAAGGAAAGTCAAACACTTTCAATATCAGTCGTGCAACTATTGACGTATCAAATAAAGATAGCGCAGGTTGGAAAGAATCTATCTATGGTCAAGGCTCAGGTAGTTTTGACTTTGAGGGAGTGTTTGAAGAATCAGGAACTTGGGGATGGGACGAAGCGTACGCTGCTATGGTAGCTAAGACCGTACTAACCGTAAGAATGGCAACAACAACAGTTGGAGATAAGTATTATGAAGCAAGTTGTTTAATCACTTCGGGTAGCTTATCAGCACCAATGGAAGATGCTGTAACATGGTCAGCAACATTTGAAATAACAGGCGCACCAACAACAGGTTCAGTATCATAATTAGTTAATAACTAAATGCAAGTAGGTAGATTAAATCAGCGCATCATAATTCAAAACTATTCACAAACTCAGAATAGTTTTGGCGAAGTGGTGCGCTCTTATACTACCTTATACACAAGATGGGCGCAAGTCAAGCCAACAGGCGGGAGTGAATCAATACAAGCTGATGAAAAGG